TCTTTGGTACTTCAGTACCCTCTAGCTTTTTATGAACTTTAATTTCTTTACAGACTTCTTTAGACTTACCAGTCTTAGGGTCTTTAGTCTCTTTACAGACCTTCTTTGTTGTTGGCTCTGCTGAATAAACAGTAGGTGCAACAAAAAAGAGAGCAAATAGTGTTACTAATTCTTTCATTTTAATCCTTTAAATAGGAGGATGATCTGGAGGTGGAGGAGCTAGCTTACCGCCATAGCCTGTAGTTACCTGTGGTTGTGGAGGTGCTGGAGGTGGCGAAGCTTGTTGCATAGGTGCATTTTGAGAGGTAGCCATAGGCTGACTTGGAGGTGGTGTTGATGCTACTCCTGCCATCTTCTCTTGGCCTCTTGACCATGCGGTAATACCTAGTACAGCACCCATAGCCATATGGAACAAACCACCACCCTGAAGGGTTAATGGAGCCCACTGTCTAAAGGCATCATTCTGAACAGCAGTTTCCCAGAACTGTACAATTGTGAACATAATAGGAAACAAAATGAAGTCAGAGGCACATACACACATGTACATTACTGCCATCATTGGACGCCACTTCTTCTGGATCCAACTCTCTTCTTCTTTCTTAGGAGCCTCGTCCTTAATTTCTTCTGACATAAGAATTCCTTAAATTGTTAGTGGTAGCCACAACCATACGGCTTGTGACATTAGCAGAGATGCCACAGCACCTACGCCAATACTGGCTCTGAATAGATTACGATTAACAGCAAGAATAGATGCGGTTAATAATACAATAGCAATCTGGAATAGTGATCCTGCATAAGTATAGAATGGAGAACGTTGTTTAGCAACTACCCTCTCAGCCTCTAGCTTACGAGCTTTGGCCATAAGTTCTTTCTTACCTTCGCCTGTGGCAGGTTCAGACTCATATCTTTCGATTTTCTTTTGTAATTCTTCTACTTTAGCAGTGTTACCTTTGGCTAGAGCATTCTCCTGAGAGATCTCAGCTAGACGACCCTTGATGTCCTTAGACTGATAAAACGCCCATGTGTTGTTTGCATCGATTGTATTGTTCAATACCTTAGAACTATTAGAGCCACCCATAAGAGTGTTAATAGCTAGCAATGCAGCAAGCACTGTAATAACCCAGCCAGCCTTATCTTTTAGTAGAGCTTCTCTTTCGCTTCTGCTTAGAGGTTTCTTTTCTTCTGTCATAATGCTCCTTAGAAAGGTAGGTATTTATTAATTAGACCATTAACGATTCTGTCTGAGAGATCATTTGGTAAATATTTAAGGAAGCCTAGGAAATATAAAGCTACAGCACCATAGCAAAATATTTTAAAACATAGGTCTGCAGTTTTCTGATACTCGTTCATCGTCCACACCCACTTGGAGGACATAAATTGATAAGTTCGTTAATACCAACAAACAAAAGAAACAATACAAAGAATACAGCACCAACAGCAATAGCTATTTGGTTGTAGTACTCCTCATCTTCCTTTTTCTTTTTCTCTGCATCCTTAAGCTTACGAATAGCAACCGCATCGTCTCTATCCATCTCAGCCTGACGAGCCTTAATTTTATTCCATACATCTATCTTACCTGTCTGCATGAAGAGCATCTTTAACTCTTCTTCAAATGCTCGAGCTTGCTCAAGAGCCATTTCGATTTGCAGTGCAGTGCCCATATTAGAGCCCTTGCCAGATTGTTTAGCTTCGATCATAGCTCTAGTGGCTACGCTCTTAGCATCAAACATCTTACCGATCATAGGGGCTAACGAGCCCAGATCATTGGCTACCTTACTAGCCTTCTTAACCATGCTAATTGCTGATTGTATACCAGCAAGAGCTGTGATTGGATCAATCATTTTCTTTTCCCTTTATCCGTTTTGTCATTGTTCTTCCACTTTAAACAACTGACCTTACGGTTATAAACGGGCCCCTGCCATGTCCATCTCTCACAGACGGGGGCTTTAGGGTCATAACCAGCTAACACTAAGGTAAGAAGAATAGTAGACATTTACACACCTAGTACATGGAGTGCATGTGCATAGTGCTTTTTACGGTCCTCGATACCAATGGTACCTCCGTTAATTTTTCTTGTTAATGTCTCTATATCGCCTTGATCTGCCCATTTATTTAAGTTATTAGTTTCCCAGAACCAGCAAGCACTCTGTGCAGCACCCTCAAAGGTACTCATGTACTCACTAGCTTCCTCTGCGGAAATACCAATAGACTCAGCAAACCAAAAATAATTATCTTTACCTGTTAACTGTATTAGGCCTCTACCAGAGTACCTATATCCATCTCCTGAAGCCTCATCTCCATTACCCATACGATTAGCGTAGACCTTGTTAGCGATAGCTTCAGGCTTACCTGCGAACTGCTTTGCTAGTTCATCATTAGGGAAATACTTAGGGAAAATTCTTCGGAGTGTCTCCCAACGATAGTTGAGATTTTCTTTAATCATTGTAAACTCGCCTGACTCATGAGCACATTGAGCAACGAATGCTGCAATACGCTTCTCGGTATCAATACCATAGTCGGGTAGGAGTTGTTCTAAGGCATGATGCCAATATGTGACATGCTTATTACGTGGAATAAGTTGTCTAAGCTGATCTAGTGTTAGTATCATTTAAGCGCCTCAAACAGTTTCTTTTGTTGTGTATACCACTCACTCCAACCTTCAACACGGTTAGCACATAAGTGATATTCGGAATAGTTAGTCACAATAGTCTTTGTGAGTTCTGATAGCTCAGGCTTTTCGTCTGCTACCTTTAATTTAGGGCACAGAGTAAGTAACTCTTTAGGTGCCTCTGGGAACTTGGCTACTACAGGAACTACTGTAGAGCATCCTGACAGTAATACAGTAAACAATAGTATAAGGTTTTTCATTGTGTAGCCGCCTTATTGTGTATTGAGATGACCTCTGGAGGGATCTTACATTGATCATTGTATTTAACAATCTCACGATCAATATATTTGATCTGCACATCAGCAGCCTCTTTAACGATCTTCTCTTTAGTTACTATTTTGGTTACTATTTCAGTATTAACCTTTTCACTCTTAGTCTCAAGTCGAGCAATCTCAACCTCTAACTCAGCAATCTTCTGAAGCCAATAGTTATTATTGGATATTACACCAATCATAAATGTTGATGCAAAGATTAATGCAATAAATATCGGTTTATATTTAGTTAACTTACCAGAGAATAAATATCCAAATATACCAATAAACATAGTAATATAGAATAACCATGCAGGTAAATACTTTAATATAAACATTGGAATCCTTTTAGTTATATAGAAGAGCGGTAGTGGGACTCGAACTCACATTCCAGAGATAACGTCTGATTCTACCTATTGAACTATACCACTCTAGTGACGCCTTTTACTGTAGCGACAACAGCCCTAAGGTGGGTTCTTGCTGAATATCTCATGAGCTTAATCACTTGACTATCAGATTGTTATTTAAATTTATTTGTCCACTTAACTACCCATGCCCAGTAAGCAGCACTCATTCTGCCCTTCTGGATATCAGCCTTATGACGAGCATAGAAGGCTTCTCTACGTGCTTGATAGGAGTCTGACTCACCATCCTTGGGAGGAGATCCAGTAACACCTTGAGCACCAAAGCGAATAAGCTTAATAGTGCTACCTTCCTTGGCTAACACTGCATGTGAGTTAGTTGAATTACCTGGGGTTTTCTTTGGTTTGTTATAATCTTCAAAGGTTTCACCACGATATTCAATAGCCATGATTACTTACCTTTACGCTTAGGGTAACTCTCTTTATGAGGTTTCTTTTTGGTTTTCATTTATAATCCTTTGGTTTAGAACATAAAGCCTTTAGTAACTGTCTTAGTACCTGAACGAACAGGAAATAAGTATTCAACAGCATAACGAAGAGCATCTGTCCAGTGTTCTACGTTCTCTGCCTTAGATATCTGTGCTGTATTTGGATTGTTCTCAACCCATACAGTTCTTTCAAGAGACCTAATAGTGTGCTCTGCTCTAGGGTGAATATACATATCAATATCCCCATGAGCATTCTTAAACTTACGATTAACAGCAGCCACAGAGTCAACAATAGGAGGAGCAGCCTTATGTGCTCTACAGATAATCCCATGAGACTCTAGAATAGAGAAATCAGTGGCTCCTGCTACAGCACTAGTCTTCCTAGCTCGTCCTGCAGGGTCTGGATAAGCAAATACTCTATGACCTTTATCTTTAAATTGACCTTTAAGCTTCTTAGCTAATTGTTCTGTATCGAGAACATTCTGCATGTCCTCTAAGATATGAATCTGTCCAGCTCTAACAGCAAAGACTACAGCAGCCATAATGCCAATGTTAAAGTCAATAGCCACATGGACATCTTCTTTGTTTGTTGTCTCTACATTGAAGTAAGGCAAGTCAGCAGTCACATGAGTCTTACGATCAAACATGTAGAATACTTTAGCACCAGAGTCCTCAAAGGAACACTCATACTCTCGAGCAAACTTCATAGGGTCAATTAGACGCTTAGTCCTCTCAATCTCTTCCACAGATAGATATGGAGAGTCCCTATAGGTATATCTAAAGGTCTTCCAACGGTTGTCCATAGACTCAAAGTTAGTCATGTCGTAGAAGTAATTCATACCCTTAGGTGTACCGATAATAA